CAATACACTTCTCTACATGATCGTAGATGTGTGGATGATCCCATAATCTACCAATAACTTGTTTTCTTAAACTGAACAATAATAGTCTAGCAGCCACGTATTGGTAGTTGGGATTTTCTAGGGAGATTAAATCTGAAGCTGACTTGATTAAAATTTGTTGTATATCATTTGTGGTAATACCATCATAAAATTGGAGGCCACTATTCATTTCAACTTGTGAGGCTGATACACCTTTTATATCTTCACAAGCATACTCAACCATTTCATGTATCTTATCAATATTAAGAGGTTCACTTCCTCTTCCATTTCTTTTTTCAACGTTTATTTTATCAATCATTTTATTTTTTTCCAATGGTTTAATTTAGTGAGAGCACTTAATTGTGAGTAAGTATTCGTCTTTATAATATCTGTAATTTTATTAATTGTAAAGCCACCAAGAATCATATCATTAATATCTTTAAATTGTAAATCTTCTGGCCATATAACAATGTTGAAATCAGAATCAATCATCTTATACATGCGATTTATAATTTCTTTATTTCTTGGTTCGTTGTCAAATATATAGGTTATCCTATTGTTCGGTACTTTGTTATTTAAAGACAAATCGGCACCAGCAGCTGCGATACAATTGCCAATGAACAATGAATCAAACGGACCTTCAACTATATATACATGATCTTGAAAATTTAAACGTTCTAATCCAAAAACTTTTTGTTTGTTTTCGTTTAGCTTAATTGTTAAGTATTTAGGAATATCACGTCCTAAACTACGACCTTGAAAAGCAAATAACTCACCAGTTGTATCGTAAAAAGGAATAATGATCCTATTGTGATCCTTTTGAGTTTTATATGTATTTGGTTTAACTTTATTAACAAGCTGTTGAAATTTTTCTACATAATATAACTTATCAAAAAATTCTTCAGGTATTTTTCTATCTATTAAATATTTTTTTGCAACATGTTCATCATCTAAATCTTTAATTACTTTACAATCGTTTAATATATTAATTTTAAATACAGGTTTTTCAAATTTCCAATTTGGTTCAGGTGTAGATGGTGCTGACCCTTTATATCTTTCTAATAGATATTCTTTGTGTAGTTTAGGGTCTATAAATTTTAAGAAGTTAGTAAAGTTTTGTCCTTGGCCACAATTATGGCATTTAAAGAACATATCATTTTTTACTCTATAAAAATATGCTCTTGCTTTACTTTTAGATTTTTTAGAATCACCACAATGAGGACAACGAAAGTTAAACAGATAGTCTGTTTTCTGTTTAAACTGTTGCAACCTTCCCGATAGTTGATTGATAAATTTTAGATCAATATAAGATGACATAGTAAAGAATACTATACACCATTACTATGAAATTGTCAAGCTTAATTGAAAAATGAAAGCAAAGGGAAAAAACCTTTTTTGGATAACATTAAAACCGTTATAGACTCTACGGCAATAAAGGCACCTATAATAATCCACTTGTACTTTTCTAACATACTAATTCTACCTCTAAATTCGGTTTTTATCTCAATCAGTTCATTTTTTATACGTTTTTCAGATTCTTCTATTTTATCAGAAAGTTCTTTTTCTATACTTATCGTCTCACTGGCTCTTATCTTTAGTTTAGAAAATATCACATCATCTATCTTTTCCTGGTGTTCAATCTTCTCCTCGTGTACAGCCAGCATAGATTTAATAGAAGATGATACCTCTGTCAACTTATCAATAGCTACATCTAATCTATGTTGTATATTATTAATCTGTTGTACATCTTTAGTTAATTCTGCTAATTGTACGTGTATTTCTGTGTGGTTATTTTCTGCCATAGTGTTTTATTTGTTTATCAATATTTATAATAGTTTCAGTTTCACATGCTTTTAAATACGTTAATTTTTGTGAGCAGGTCCACAATACGCACCAACATAAAAAAAACTTTATGAAGGTCCAAAATATCTTTCTTATCAGACAGCCTCCTAAATTGTGTAGATAGATACCATATTAGATTTGCCTTTAACTTTAACCATATCTAATTTCTTCCAATCGTATTTTGATCTTAGCATTCTGTATGTATCATAACCTACAATTAATGTTGCGTCATAATTTTTACTTACACCTTCTAATCTACTTGCAAGATTAACGGCGTCACCTAAAACAGAATAATCAAAACGTTGATCTGATCCCATATTACCAACTACAGCAGGACCTGAATTTATTCCTATGCCGATGTTTATCTTAATATCTGGACCAAAACTATCACTGTCATTTAATTCTTTTAATTTGTTCATCATTTCACATGCCGAGTTAACTGCAAGTGATCTATGATTATGTTGTTGTATTGGAGCATTCCAAAATGCCATAATACAATCGCCCATGTACTTATCAATAGTACCACCATTTTTCATTATAATGTTTGTCATGGGTGTTAAAAATTTATTTATAACTTTTGTAAGACCTTGTGGATCAGATTGAAATTTTTCTGAAATAGGAGTAAATCCTCTTATGTCACAAAATAAAAAAGTCATATCTCTTGTATCACCACCTAATTTTAAAAGTTCAGGATTTTTCTGCAACTTCTTAACCATATCTGGTGCTAGGTAATGTTCAAATTGTTTTTTGATTTGTAATTTTAATCTATTCTCTCTTGCAAAGTTATTGTATATCAAGTGTGCCCATACTATACTTCCTATTACTGCGATTGATGACCAATCTGTAAGTATCATATGTTTTTGCCATAGATAACCACTTGTAAGTGCTAAATCAAAATAAAAACCGACTAAAATTGCGGCTGACCAAAATAAGTCAACTCTAGGTAAAACTATTAAAAAGAAACCTAATGTTAATAATAAAGCAATCCATTCTGCCATAGGTGCCCAATCAGGTCTTTTTATATACTCACCTGATAATAAAGTTTCTGTTGACAAGGCCGCTATTTCGTGTGTGTTCTTTAAACCATTAGGTGTAAGTACAAAAGTGGAACCATCAAATGTAGCACCTATGAATACTATCTTACCTTTCATAGATGACCAATCTTTATCTGTATAATCTATTCTAGGTATTCTATGTCTGAAATCAATCCATATACTATCTTGGTCAGGTATTGGAAACTTGATTATGGATAAAATCTTTTCCGGCACGGAATTATCCAAGGATAAAATTCGTATAACAGAGTCAACGCCCACTTTCACTTCCACGTTAGCGATAGCGAGAGATTTCCTTTCAATACTCTTTAAGTTCTTAGCTGTACTTGTTTCAGTTAGAATAACTGGATACTTTGAGATCATCTTCAAAAACATTTCATCACCACCTAGCCTATCTTTGTGAACAAATACTACGTTCAAAAATACTAGAGCTGCACCATTTTTATATGCATTGATGATAGTACGACCTAATATGTCTCTCTTCCAAGGCCATTGACCTTGTTTCTTTAATGCTTCATTTGATATATCTAACAACACAAGACTTTTAGACTCATAGTTATCGCCAAGTGTTTGATATAGATCAAAGGTCTTTAGTTGGAGGGTTTGTAAAGGTACTGGATTATATAATTTTAATCCTAATAGTATTAATACACTTACTATTACTGCCCAAATGGAAGTAAATTTAGTCATATCATATTTAGTCCGTTTGAATGATTGTGATATTGTTTTGAGTAGAGCTGCTACCTACATCAAGGTGTTGTGCTTCAGTATCTTGTAAAATCTGTATGTCTGCCTCTTTACTAGTTTCAGTTTTTACATAAGCTCTATGATTGTCGTTGTATCTATTTAATATTGTGTAATCACCAGACGTTGAGGCAGTTGCGTTAAAGTCGTTATCTAACGTTGATACTCTTCCTGTAGAAGTAATACTTGTTGACACACCACCACTTGTTGTAGTTAAGGTTTGAGTTACATCTCCAGTACTATAATTTAAAACTTCACCACTAGCAGTTACTTGCGTTTCTGAACCACTATTATCAACCCACTCCGTACCACAACTTGATTGAGCATTGTCCCAATAGTATCCATAATTTAAACAATCTTCTTTATCATAACTTGCTAATAACAATTCTAATTCTGCGTCTATGTCATAGTTATCTTCAAAATCATACTCATCTTCCCAATTAGACTCATCATCTTCATTATTGTAATCGTAACCTGTATACCACCAATCATACACGGCGTCCCAATATATGTCCCAATCTGCCCACTCCCAATCAGTTATGTAAGTCTTCTTTAAGTCTTTCATCTTCCAAGGTTTAGGTTGGTTATCACACATCTTATAGTTTGGCCACGATCCACACCAACCATATAATTTACCCCATATCTCTTTTGATTCTTTAGTCCAACTATCGTTAGTTACTTTTAAAGTCCAATCATCTTTGTACCAGTCATTTAGATAATCAACATAATCTTGGTTACACCAATAGTCTTCGTAACCATTGTACTCACAATAGTTTTGTACAGTTAATGTTGGAGGTCCACCTTGGTTTTTGTATTCTGCATTGTTATAGTAGTCATCATCTAAAGCAAAATCTTCCCAAGTATATCCTTCAACTGTAGTTGCTTCTGTTTCATCTTTTGTATCTTCAACAACATCTTGTTCATCTACATCAACATTCCAAGAAGTTAAACCATAGTCTTCTAATAGATCATTATACTTGTCCGAATATTCGTCCCAATCTACAGCGTCCCAATCAATAGTATCCCAATCAATAGTATCCCAGGTACAATCTGAACAACCAATAGCGTCAAAGTATGCTTGATCCATTTCTGCATACATTTTCTTTGCGTCATCCCAATCCATAGTTTGCTCACCTTCGGCATCCCAAACTGAAATCTGGTTGTCTTCATCTATATAACCCCAATCTTTTAAATCATCTTCCCAAGAATCATAATAAGATGTATCAACTTCTTCTACTTCAACTAAAGTATTTTCTTCTGCTGATTTTGTTTCAATCATTGTATCTGCTTCACTAGAAGATAAATCTGTACCAACAATTGTATTACTATCTTCTACTATACTTGCTTCTTCATTAATTAAAGCCTCTTCCATTTCTTGTGCTTCTTGTTCGTCTTTAGACATTTCAGATTTTGAATCTATATCACCAAAATGTTTTGCTGTATCTTCTTTAATTTCATCTTCAAATTCATCTAACTCAATAATGTCTGACTTATTAGTCTCTATCTTTGGAGGAGTTGGTGTTAAGTCGTTTGATACAACTGTCACTGAATTGTAAGCGTTAGTTATTGTTTGAGAACCTGCGTCATTGGAGACCGTTACCGACCCTACTGCACCATCACTATCTGGTAGTAAGGTAATTGTAACCTCACCACTAGTGTCAACTGTTCCTGAAAAGGCAGTACCTTGTACTGTAATTGAGGCAAATCCAGCATTGATGTTAACTTCACCACCTAAATTAGATACCTGTCCTGATTCATATGTAAATGTACCAACGTTAACTGATATGTTCATTGCCAATTCAATTGGTACAACCGATGTATCAAAAGCAAACTCATCAATTATTAATTCTGTATTTGGTCCCATTGTAAATTTAGTATTATCAAGGTAATGAATAATCATACCACCATCTTCACCAGTTTGGAGGAAATCGTTCATCTGCAACTCATAACCCATTGCTGTATTTTGAGTTTCTCCTTCTCTTTCGTTCCAAGTAGTACCCATTTGGCCTATGACTTCGCCAACTTTAGGACTTGTTATTTGTGATGATGAAATACTAGTACAGAAAAGTACCAGAAAGGTAATAAAAAATAAAATTCTTTTCATTTTTAACATCCATTGGAAACCGTAGCCGTAACATCAGCTGATTGTGTGTTTCTATTAAATGAATAGGTACAAGAATCTGAACCGTTTTGTGCAAAGTTTAATGTGTAATCGTAAATTGAATCACCTGATATGGTAACTTGACCTGTGTTACCACCACCTGTTTGGTCAAAATTTATTACCGAACCATCTGTATAAAGATAAATCTTGGCAGTATTATTTCCACCTGCCATATGTAATCTTATTGTATTACTATCTCCAGATATGTATGTTCTTAAATAGTTACCGTCACCTAATATCAACATTGTATCTCCATATGGATCAGTATCGGCACTAGTATAACTAGAGTGAATATCTAAAATATTTGAACTACCTATAATATCGTGGAGTTGATAGTTACCTGTACCGTATGATGAAGTATGTAATCTATTGGAATTCCCAATAATATAAATGTCTGCTGTAGCGCCTTCACTACCTGAACTATCTGCAAATTGTCCATGTGATGTTGTTTGTGGACCAATAGCCTTGTTAGAGTTTGTATTAAATCCTACTGAATCAGTTGTACCATAAAATTGTACATCATTTGAATCACCTGACATAAGAACATATAAGAAGTGATTATCACCTTTATTTCTTACCCAAAAAGTATTTGAGTCACCTGTAATATCTAAATCAACATTGAAATTTGCTGTATCATTTGCCCAAGTATCATAATCTACTACGTTTAAGTTACCTGTAATATCGTGGTCTAAATAATGTCCAGTAGCATCCGTATCATCACTATCTATTCTTAATTTATTACCATCACCAGTTGCTGTATAATCTAAAGTCATATTCTCACCTTTAAAACTCACGTGATTTGAATAATCTGTTACGTTATTATTACCTATTTGTTTAATAATGATTGTGATGTTCTCTCCATCTACTTTAAATGGATAAGATGTAGAATACCCTACTGTATTACCAGTACCATCTTGTTTGATAAAAATTGATCCGTCGCTATCTTGGTTGTCTTGTTGAATCCAAACGGAATTGCCTGCGAAACTGTTAGTTAGTGTCGCTAGAAGAATCACTATTGACATCATTATTTTTCTCATCTGTATTCTCCTCTTGTTCTAATTTTTTTAATTCTTCTTTTTGTTTAAGATAATCTTCATAGGTTTTCTCTTTTTTCTTCTCACCTATATCCACATGTACACCTATTTCAACATCATTTGTATGATCTATATAATCTTTAATCTCTGGTATTGTTACTTCTTCTATTTTATATGCCCATAAATCTTTTATAATACCTTTGTGTATTAAATCTACTACACCTTTTTCAATTGCTTTTCTTATTGCAAAGGTCACTGGTTCGTTTCTAGCATAACCAGCTTCAATCTCTACTAACATTGTATCTGTATCAAAATATTTAAATACATCTGATCCAAAAGCTGTAGAAACTATAGTCTTTTCAATAGTAGTTACTATAACTACCTCACCTGTTTGTACATTAACCAATCTTAATATAACTGTAACAATATCTTGTCTGTATTGTTTATTAGCTTGAATACCTAATACTCTTGCACCTAATCCACCAGATTTAATATCACTATCATAACCTACTATACCACCTGTGATATATGCACCTGCGAATAACAATGGTGGTAATGGTTCTGCACCTTCTCCATTAATTTGTTGTCTTGTAGACCTAATTAGTTTTCTTTCTTGTAATAGACTTGGTAAACTTGTTCTCTCTACAACTCTAAACCATTTGCCATCACCTGCGTCTTGTAAAGCTTTAATTAATAACTGATATGATCCTTGAGTAACCGCTGTACTCATTGAGGCAAAGTTACCACCTGGTTTCTTTTGACCAGTCATATCAACAAAGTCATAGACAGCAATTATAATAGGGTCACCACTAGGTGCCTTAATTTCTGTTAAATCTTTATAAGCAACCTTTTGTGTTCTTATATCAAAATTTACTTTGTTTGAACCAGCACAACCAACTAACAAAAATGTTAGTAATATTACTGATAATATTCTTATCATTACGAATTGTCTTCCTTCGGCATAGTAAATGTTGTTACAGTGCCATCTGATTCAGTTACAGTTACGCTTACAGTATCATTTGTTCCTGTAGTTGTTGTTGCCCAAGTTACCACTTCACCACCAACTGGTGATGTAAATGTACCAGAGTCTTGTTGTAGACCATCTGTACCAAAAACGTTATCTGTAAGTTGTTTTGCTAATGCTGTATAAAATCTTGCTTCAACATTTGCTTTGAATTTTGCAACAGCAGTTGCCTTTGCGTCAGCTATTAGTTTATCAGCTGCCGCTTTGTTAGCTGCTTTGATTGCGTCTTTTCTAGTCTTCTCTATGTTCTCTATCGTTAGATAGTGTGATGATTTTCCCACTCCACTAAATGATGGACTGTGAAATTTAAAACCTAATTCACTTGCATAGGTACTAGAACAGAACAATAATGTTATTAAAATGATTGATAATTTTTTCATATTCCCTCTATTTTACACCAATATTTATAATAACAGTGTGTTAAATTATCAAATTTCTTTGTGGGAATCGTATAGGAAATGATGGTTATTTACTTGTCAACTTATTAATCAGTTCAAAGGCTACTTTTATCTTCTCTTCCAGTACCTTAATTCTATAATGTGCTTGTGCTAATGTAACTATTAAAAGTATAAACGCCAAGAATATTGGCCATAACTTTGTTAGCAATATTATTGCTTCTGAATCCATAATTATTTAATTAACTTGGAGGTCCTCCCAAAAGGGCAAGTAGAATCATTAGAATAATTAATATTCCTGTAAAATAGTAATTCATCCTGGCGTTCTCCATAGTTTTTTATCCTCATATTATTATACATCTATTTATATATCTTCTCTGACAATATGCTTTCTTAATGCCCTTACTAGTTCTTCGGTCTTATCTACAACAGCATTTAAACCTTTATCTTGTATTCTCATTTTTATCATTGCTCTAACTAGTTCTTCAATTTTATCTATGATAGCAATTAAAGATTTGTCTGTGATATAATGGTTTTTTTCTCTTAACTTATCATATTCTTTTAATGGAATTGTGACAGTTCTTTGAGAAGTTATCTCATCTTCAAAACTTGCGTCTAAACTTCTTTGTTGTTCGTCTGTTATATGTGCCATAATTTACCTCACTCTTTTTCTATTATTTATATGTGCCTTCTCAACTAATTTTTTATTTTGACCATAATATGTTACAGCATGTCCTACTTTACACATTAATTTATTAACAGATTTACCATCAAGCCATACATCACCAAGTATTCTTCCAAACTTACCTGTTTCGGAATCTCTGTATGTTTTGATTGAAATCTTTGTTGCTTTTTTGATTTGTTCTTGTAAGAATTTTTTAGATTTTAGTCCGTATTTCTTCTCAACTAAATCTCTTGTTCTAGATTCTGGTGTATCTATACCAAACAATCTAACTCTTTGTGCAAATAGAATATTAAAACCCATATCCAGTATTACATCTATTGTATCACCGTCTACGATTTTTGTTACTCTTTTAACTCTGTAATTGTAATCAGTTTTATCACCTAATTTAGCCATAATATACCTTTCAATTTTATTTATGCCTTTGGTCCCAATTATAAGGGTTGACCTCATCAGCAAACTTATTAATTTTATAAATCAAATATATGATAAAAATAATGTAACCTAAAATGTATAACATTATTCATATTTTCCTTTTATTTTTTATTCCTCTTTTTTATGTTTTCCTAATATCTCTACTATTTCCCAAGTACCATCATTATAATGATGTACTCTTGCGTCAACTAAATCACACATAAATGCTAATGATTCACCATCTATTTTGTAAGTAATACCATTTATTTCTACACTATCTGTTTCTTCTGATTTGTTTCTCCACTTTTTCTCTACTTCTCTTTTAGTCTTTAAGCAATCGGACATTGAGTTAGCACCTTTATGGTCTATCAATGAACCATCTGCAAATACACAAACAGCAAATACTACTTCTGGTTTTTGTGCGTCTCCTTCTACTGGACAAACTTGGTGTCCATCATCTCCACAACCGGTACAATCTGCTTTAGCAGTACTGAAACCAATTGATAATAAAAAAACAACTACTATTGCTGTTGCCCATTTCTCCCAAACGTTATGAAATAATTTCATGTTTTTCTCCCTATCTTATTGGCGGTACATACATAACGCCACCGTTTTTCCAAAGATTATTTAATCCTCGTTCTAATTTAAGTGGTGTATTAGGTCCTACATTTCTATCAAATGATTCTCCGTAATTACCAACTTGTTTTATAATATTATAACCAAATTTCATACCAAGTCCTAACATTGGACCGATATAACCTTCAACACCTAATATTCTTTTAATTTCTTTTGACTTAGCAGTTAACATCATATCCACATTATACATTGTGATACCTGCTTCTTCAGCATTAACCATAATGAAGTGTGTCCATCTAACTACATCTTCCCACTCTTGGTCACCTTGTCTTACAAGTGGACCTAATGGTTCTTTTGATATAATTTCAGGTAACACCATCCATTTACTAGGGTCGTCTGCACCTGCTCTAGCACTTGCTAAACCAGAGGCGTCTGTTGTGAATACATCACAATCACCACCAAATAATTTTGCTTTTGCGTCTTTGTTATTTTCAACATATATTGGTTTATATGCCATATTATTTTCAGCAAAGTAATCATTTAAATTTAATTCACTTGTTGTTTCTGCTGTAATACATACAAACGCACCATCTAATTCTGTTGCACTCTTAATATCTAAATCAGTTGGTATTAAAAATCCTTGACCGTCATAATAATTAACACCTGCAAATTCAAACATCAAGTTAACATCACGACTAATTGTCCAAGTGGTATTTCTTGCAAGTAAATCAATATTACCAGAAGCTAATGTTGGAAATCTTTGAGCTGCATTTAAACCTACAAATTCTACTTTACTTGCGTCACCAAATATACCAGCTGCAACTGCCTTACAGAAATCTACATCTAAACCACTCCAATTTCCTGCGTCATCTTGAGCAGAGAAACCAGGTAAGCCTGCATTAACTCCACATATTAAATAACCTCTTGCTTGTACTTGTTTAAGTAAACCTGTTTCTGTTTCGTTCTTAAAATTCTTTGTTGTATTACAACCTACTAAAAATAAAGTTGCAATTAATAATAATAATAATTTTTTCATATAATTCATCCTATTGAGTTAATACTTCTGTCTTCTTTTTCTTTTTCTTTTCTGTTAATGACTTAGCAGTACCACCCAATTTCAAACTACCTGATTGGTCTGGCATTTTGTTTTTAATACTAACAATATTGCCATCTTTATCTATCTCTGCCATAGACGGACCACAAATAACTCTACGACCATCTTTTATTTTTTCTATTTTTCTTTTGTCTTTCAAACAGTCCATTAATCCATCATACTTAACAAATTCGCTTGAAGTATTAGTCACAATAAACATTGTGATGATAGTTACTAAAGTTGTTGCGTCCATATCTTATTCTCCTGTGTTGTGTCCATTTTTGACACTTCTTATTTTGTCCTTTAATTTCTCTACGTCTGCTAGAACCTTCTCCATATCCTTCTGCAACCTCTCAATGTTAACTGCATTGTTCATCATTTTTTGTAAATCTTTCTGTATAGACTCTACTTGTCCGCTCAAAAATTCAATCAACATAAATTGCTCGGAATCCGCCGGCGGAGAACCTAAATCTCCCCTTGGCCACTTGATCCTAAATTCGTTATTCTTTTCTATATCAGCACCTAAAGCTTCTTCTGATTGTGTTAAATCTTTTTCTAATAAAGTTGTATTGGTTTCCAATTTATTTAACCGCTCAACTACACCAAAATAGGACCACACTCCAACGGCCACGGCTCCGATTATGGCAATTAGATTTTTCATTGGCATGCTTACTGCCGATTCACTTGATACTCTTATCTCATCTTTTCTCATATACTATCCTTTATTGTGCGTCATAATAAGTTTTAGAAAGTTCTCCACGCTCAACTATCGTTCCTTTTTTTCTAGTTCTAGCATAAACTTTTACTGTACCACCACCTGGTTTAGTATAAGTTCTTATTCCACCAGAGAAAACAGAATTAGCTCCAGCACCTGAATCTGAATATGTATTAGCTGCCGTAGCAGTATTCTCATATTGCCAAATACTATTTGAATTTGGTACATCTACCCATGCCATTATTTTTTCTCCTCTTCCTTATCTGGATTACCTTCGTAATACTCTTTGTATTTATCCAACAAATCATTTGTGATTTTTAGTTGGTTTCTTATCTGTGCGAAATTTTTTGCGATTAATTGGTAATCTTTATCATTAAGGCCAAAAAGTACTGGATCCAACCCTTGTTCTTCCATCTTTTTAAATACTTCCTCAGCATTTGAAGACGTGATTATGATCCAATGGATTTGTTCTAACTGTAGAGGTGTTGGTTTGGCTAGGTTTAATTCTTGTCTAGGTACTTCTTCCTTAAATATTTGTAACTTCTTTATAGAAGAACAATTAGTAAGGAATGTAATTAGGATTAGCGATACTAGGACATTCAGAATTAATCTCTGACTTCTTTGTGGCATTCTTTTCTTCCTCTGTTAGAGGTGACCCACTTGCGATCTCAATACATCGTGTAGCTTTGGCACCTGCCTTGTTTATAATTCGTTCAATGACCTTCGTCTTATCAATGGCCAATTTACCTATGTCTCTATTCTTTTTGTTAAATCTTTTGTCTAACTCGTCTAGGTCTTTTTTTAAATTAGTAACCAACTCATTCATCTTTTGGTTGGCTTGTAATATTTCTTGAAAATCTTTCTTTTGATTCTCAATTAAACTTTGTTGGTCAGCAATTGCTGACTCTAATTTTACTGCGTTCTCTTTTAATATAACGTTGTCTTTTTGCAACTTCATTACGTAGGCACCAGCGCCCAAAAGGGCGCTTAGTATAATGCCTATAAAAAATAATCTAAAACCCATGATTTATTAATCTTTCTTCAAAATCGCCCAAGCTCCATAAGCTATTGCTGCCCAAGCAGCTATCTTAGCAAGTGGACTAAAAAATAAAACCACAACACCTAAACCGATTAATACTCCACCGTGTAAAGATGTTAATTCTTTAACTCTTCCTGTGATAAAACTTAACATATGTTTTCTCCTTTTTTTTATAGTATTAAATGAAATTACAATGCTTTCATTTTAGCGTTCACCTTTCGGTGTTTTCTCCAAGCTAAAAAACCAAACGCCCTTAATGTCCAGTACGTTAAATAGTTTAATAGATGGAAACCATTAACCTCAATGTTTATGTCTCTAAAAATTCTGTCTGCCTCTGATTTGTCTAATAATAATATTTCACCTTTTTTAGCACCAACTTTTCTTAAAGCTGAAAACTTATAAGCATAATCATGTACTAAACCACCAATAAGTAATACGCCTACTGGAGATAAAAATGAAGCTAAAAATTTTGGTACACTTGCACCATCAAAAACAAAACCTTCTGGTATAATGTAATCTTGTCCGTCTAATTTGTATTTGAAATCTCGTGATACTTTCCATGTTCTTACTGTTAATATCCACAAAAGTACTGCACCAAAAAAACCTTTATCTTTAGTTGGTATTGTGATTGGTTGCATGTGTGGCATTTCTTCATAAGAAAATCTTCTATCTCTGCCTTTTAAATTAACTCTGTCTGATATGTTTATCAGAAATCCTACAAGTATTAATACTCCTAGTACTGTAAACTGCCAGAATTTTGTCGCTAGTTGAATAAATAACTCTAACATTTATTTCTCCTTATTATTTTTTAAGTACGCCTTTTGATACTAGGTACTTGTGTAGTGCTGTGCCTTCTTCTTTTTTCATACTGACCATTGGTTTAAAGTTTCCTAAACCTGGACCTCTTTGACCAGCTTGTGTAGCAGCAGCAAATTCTGTAACTATTTCCCCACCATTTTTTTTACGATAAGATAAAACTTGATTATACTTACCTGTGAATACTACTTTACCAGCTTTATCTTTTACTTGGTAAGTTTTATTACTATCTTCTTTTATTCCATGAAATTCTTGATAACTTTTAAGCATTGTATTTGTCCCTAAATGTTTTATATTTTTTTGTTTGTTCTTTAATTTCTGTTTTAGGTATTGTTAATTCATCTATCTTAACTTCTATACTATCAATTTTATCTAACACACCCTTTAACATCATACTATTATTGTCGGCACTCTCTTTAATTTTTTTCTTAAACGTTTCTGGTTTAGCTAACACCAAAGGGTCTCGTCTACCCATTTTTTCTAATTCTGATTTCTTTGTATGAACAGTATTGTCATCACCTGTTCCTGCAACAGCAGTGCCAGTAGCATTTGCTGGAGCGTCTTCGGCCATCTTATTGATGATTTCATCCATCATTTTTTTATAGTGTTTAGTCATAATCGTATTCCGATATTAATTCTCCATTTCGTTCAAATACATCTACACCAAAACAATTAATAGCTGGTGTATCTTGTATGTTAGGTATATTTATGTTTTCCGAGAGCATAGAATCGTATTGATTTGTTTGTTTTAGGTATGTGATAACAGCGGATTCTATTACCAATTGATGTTTTAGATATTGTTTATTTTCTTTAAATAAAAGAGCGGCTGCCACTGCAAAAGAACCTAATGCTCCTCTAATTCCGACCTTTGCTAGTATTCTTTTTAGGTTGAATACAAATCTATGAAGTAGTGTATATGATCTCTTTTCTATTGGGCTGGCTATAGTTCTATATTTTCTTAATACTTTACCCTCGTCATCTATTATACCATTTTTAAAAGCGTCATGCTTTTTAAATGGTGTTACTAACATCTTGACAATTCTATACGTTATTAATAAATCTACACCTCTATTCATTATAGTTCCCTTAACAATTTTTCTATATTAGTATCTGTTTTAATTTCATTTAATTCATGTGGATATAAGTACTTCAGATATTCTAAAAATGTTTTTAATATACTCCAATATTTCTTATCTATTTTAAATAAGAGTAGTACACAAGCAGCTTCAACACCAAATACATTTTGTAAAACTATTAAGTGGTTAACCACTAGTCTTACTTTTAGATTACCTGTTACACTAAACTTACGAAATAACCTTTTTAGATACCGTATTCTTTTAATATCTTCATAAAATTCCTTCTCGTCTTCTAGAGTAGGATTATCATAATTATGTTGTGCAAAAAGCAACCAGTTATCTTTGGTTATTTCTTTGAACATTATCTACACTAACTTAGCGTAGACTTTTGATGTTCCTGTTTTTAATGTTTCGTACTTGACTTCCATTTTAAGGCCGCCCTCTTTTTTATGAGATATACCATCATCATTTATATCAGAACCATCTACATCTTTACCAAATCTTCCACCATGTTGTCTTACTTCTGCTGTAACTGTTCCGTTATCACCTTCCATATTAACAGGACTAACTTCTAGACCTATTTGGGATAACTTTGTTCTTAACTCATCAACTGCAAAAGCAGGTTTTAAATATTCTCTCTCACCAATTGCTCCTACAAATGCATTAACTCTTTTTAATACATCAGGATCATGTATGTTGTGAACACCGATAGCGCCGTCTTCTACGGCATTAACTTCAGGAGTTCCAACACCAGGTGCCAACTTCTCGTTTAAGTACTTCTTAAATGTTTTCATCTTTTGTTTCTTCCTTTTTATCTGTTTCTTTAGTTGATGTTTCAACAGGTTTTTTATCTGCTAATACATCTTCCTCAAAATCTTTTAAATCTTCTTCTTTTATAAATGATTTAAATTTCTTCATTTGTTTTTACCTTATTCAAACTTTCATATCCACTTTCTTGTGGGTTTGCTTTTTTCAATAGTTTTTCTGTTTGTTGTATAGCACCATTGATTGCATTTAAATTTGCTTTCATTTGGCCAACATTCAACTCAACTTGTTTAATTTTAGCGGAAAGATCATTAAATTCTTTAATTAATAATTCCTTTTCCTCTGTTAATACTTTTTCATCAATTACCATAATATATCTCCTATTAATTATATATTAAGCTACTACGTGACCACTACCGCCAATTACATACCAAAAACTAGACTTGTACATCATAGTTACTGACTCACCTGGAGCATTTAATGTAACCGTTGTACCTTGTTTAAAGTTTGCTGGTGTTATTGCCACTGCATTTGTTCCACCTGTAGACGAATTTAAAATTGTTTTAACTTGTCCATCTGTAGAAGCAGCCGCTAATGAGGTTGGTGCTGTGTTTGAAGTAGCGTCAACCAATGTCACAGCTGTTGTTAAGTTCGCCGCTTGAGACGAGCCACTTGCTGTTATTGTTTGTGCTGTTTGTTTAAGAGCTATCCAACTTGGAATATTGTTGAATACATCTTCAGCTGATATTTTTTTGTTAATAGGTGTACCACTTGGGTCATCAATTACGTGAAATAAATCTGCTGTATCTAGAGCGTTACCTAAATCGGTAAGCTGTGTTACTTTTTTGTCTGCCATTTTTTCTCCTTTTAAAACCCTTTTCGGGAATGCTACTGTAGGTAATTGCCTACATCAATTATTATATTATATAGGTGTCCTTTCGGACACCTATAATTCTTTTAGACTATGTATTAAACGTCTTATTCTGTAAATACAGCTTCTTCACCTGATTGAGGTGTGTTAGTTATATCAACAGCTTCACCGGCACCATCGTTGATAGTTCCACCATTTAGGTCTATTGCGTTAGCCCCTATAGTCAATTTATCGCCTGGTGTTTGATCGGTATCCATAGTATCTGTGTCTGCACCGTAAATTGTTGAAAACTGAAGTTCATCACCAGTGCTATCCTTCCACACCATTTGAGCTGTTCTTCCAACACCATCACCCCAGTCACCACCAGCATTATCGTTAATTAAATTTAATATTGGTGATCCTGTTACTGTAACGTCTTCGTCAAATAATACGTAAGCATTAACTGTTCCACCGCTAAGTGTAACTGTTCTATCTGTTCCAAATTTTATGCTAGTTATATTAGCCATTGTTTTTCTCCTTTTAATTGTTTTTTTATAAGCTTATAATATAAAGTTCTACACTTTACAATTAAATTGTTAAACGTAGAAGAGCTCCTTCTAGTTAGAGACCATTGGTATACGTATACCAATTGTAGTCAAATCTGTTTATTTATTAAGCAACAACCGTTAATGATCCAGCAGCTGTACCTATACCAGCAGAGCTAGTAATAGTAGAGTTAGTGGATGTATTTCTATCCTTAACTGTACCGCCGTTTAAGTTCATTGCGTTTGCGCCTACTGTTAATACATCGTTAGCAGCTGTGGCAGCGTTGCCAGCAGGTATTACCAATGCAAAAACTAGTTCGTTTGTATCTGTACCACTAGCATAAGCTAGGTTGTGAGGTCCACGGCCTGAGCCAGTACCTTGGTTTCCATTTTGTACTGCAACATATGGAGCACCTGTTACTGTCACGTCTTCGTTAAATCTAACTCTGACAGACATAGAGTAACCTGCTGATTTATCAGCAGTTGTTGTAATCCATTCTATTTCAGTTATGTCAGCAGACCCCATAGCCGTAGCTAATTGTCCCACTGAAACTAAAACTTCTGGTGTTGCATTTGTATTGTCATTTCCTGACCATACAGAACCCGCTTCTCTAACCCAGCCTGAAGCAGTAGCGTATACTTCCTTCTTCTCAGCCTCGGTCAAATTTTTGGGCTTAATATCGTTTCCCCATAAAGACATAATTCTCTCCTTTAAATTTAAATTTACTTTATTGTTATAACTTATACTATTTATAAGAAAAGTAGACTAGAAACCTAATGACTTTAACTGTCGGATTGTGTTTGTAGTTGTAGTATGGTAGATTCCTATACCACCTCTTTGTGTGAATTGGTCTACGTTTTTCTTAAAATCATCTATTAATACAGCAGGTTGGCCTTGTGACTTTGCGAAACTCTGCTTTTGTATTCGTCTTACCAAGTTAATTCTGTTCATGTTGGATACGCCAACATTTTTTTTTAACCATTTTATTTTACCTGGTTTACAATTAGGATCATTTGGTGAATAAGCAGATAAGATATGTGGTTTATACCTTGATATAAAACTCCATAACTGTCTACCTCCAGGCATCCAAGGCATATCTGACCAAAATTTAGGAGTTTTTTTAATTATATTCCAATGTTTATCTGAATCAGATTGATTAAATGTAGTTCCTGTTGCCTTCTTAGCAGCAGTCATAAAATCTGCAATGACACCGTCCATGTCACAATATATTCTAGGTAGTTGTTTTGCCATAGCAATACTTAACCTTTTTAAAATGAGTGATTTATTTTTGGATTCATTTCAACAGGAGATTTTGGTTCGCCAGTCATAGTTTTACCTTTTGGGTTAGCTAATTTCTTATCTCTCTCTGTTGTATCTAAAGGCACATTAGATGGCATGGCTTCTGTATCAGTTTTAACTGTACGTTTAACCATAGCTTCAGTCTTCATTTTATCTCTTAAATGTTTGTATGCAATACCAACTGATAAAGGAACTTCTCCTGTTTCTTTATTAGGCATTGGCTTAACAGCCTTATGTTTTTCATTTTCTAATTTCTGTTTTAATAATTCAACTTGACCTTTAAGTTTAATCATATCGGCTTCAGTTCCACCTTCTTTACTATCGCCACCATCTTTAAGTGCTCTAATCTTAGCGATCTTAACACCAGGTTTATTATCTTTTGCTATTGGTGGTATTTTTTTACTGTCTTCCGTTTTAAAATACTTAGCGTCTTGTTCTAATTTTTCTGTAGTTTCAGCCGCCTTTTTCCAATCAACATTTTCTTTAACTGTTTGTTTACTGTCAATCTTACTAAAGAACTCTGTCTTTTCTTTAGGCGTCATAGCACCAACACCGGCTCTACCAGTTTTGTCCAATTCTTTTTTGAACATTTCTTTATAACCAGATTCGTTTGTGTGGATATTCATTTGTTTTGCCATATCCTCTAAACTGTTTGGTTTATTTTTTAAATAACTCATTAATTTTTATCTCCTCTTTTGTGTTTTAGCCATAATCTTTCTTTAATAGGTGAAGTATTTCTACCCATTTTATCTATTTTAAAACCTTTAGCTCTTAATTTTTGTGCCTTGTTTTGTATATCTTGTAAAGTTTCTCCATCTTCAAAGCCAGCATGTTTACCATACTTATCACTATAAGAAATTCTAAAATCTGATTTGCCTTCTTCTAATTCTTTTCCTTTAGGTTCATGTTCTGCTTTTCTCATGTAGTTTCTTTTCATAGCGGCCTTCATTGCTTTTTTCCATACACTACCTTTTTTAGATGATGTATTAGCACCATCTTTTTCTTCTAATTCTTTTCCTTTAGGTTCAACTTCACTTTTTAATTTTTTAAATGTTTTATCTCCATGATAACCGCCAGAAGCTTTTCTTGCACCCCAAATTTCCTCTATTGATTCATTGGCTCTTTTCAATGCCTTAGCAACACTTGGATGACTTGCTAAACCTTTTGCAAGTTTTTCAATTGCCTTATAAGCACCTGAATAATTACCACCTTTGTATCTAGGGTCATTTAATATACCAAATGCCATCTTGATTTGTTTGTCAGTATATTCTACTAGAGTTTCTTCTGTAGCAATTTTTTTGCCTTCTGGTTCTGGTAGTTTTTGATCGTTTTTGGACAAAGTCTTTAAATGTAGGTCTAATTCTTTAACCTTTTTCTTTTCTTCTAATTCAACTTCTTCAATAATACCCCTATTCTTACCAAAAGTTTTTGCACCATCTAACGATGGATGAGAACCTAATTCTTTAACTTTACCGTTTTTCAAATGACGCATTAAAAATTTATCTTGGCTACCACTCATACCAGAAGTATCACGCTTTAATACTAGAAAATAACCACCATCTGTTGCTTTTGCTCTAAAAACTATGTTTGCTTCATCTAATTTACCTGCCCAATTAATCTGATCGTCTTCTTCTTTAAATGGATTCACACTTGTTGTTTTCCATTTCATTTTTCTAACCATAAGTTTTGACATAGCACCACTTGAAACAAAAGGTATGTTATGTTTTTTTAAAATTTCTAAATTTTT